TCTACATCATCATTAACCTTAGTTTTCGCTAGAGTAATAACTGCATTTAAGTTCTTTTCTTCTTTGATATCTAATTTAAGCGCAGCTATTTGTGCCTGAGAATCAAAAAGAGACTCATCTTTTTCTTTTAATTGAGTCTCAAAGGTTGTTAACTTTTCATTTATTTTTTCTTGCTCTGTTTTAAGAGAATCTTGGTGATCATTCCAACCTTTTAATGATTGTTTTAGCTGATCTAAGTTCTCTACACCTAATTTCTTTAAGAACGCTGCTTCTTGCTGCTGTTTAGCTTCATCCATCTGCTCTTGTGTAAAGGTAACAGGTGGTTGGGCAGGTGGCTCTTGAGTTGCTAGTGGTGTAGTTTCTGGTGTTGCTACATTTGGTTCACCTCCTTCCGGTGCAGCTGGTGGGTTACCCCCTCCTTCAGAGAAGAACTGCATCCCGTTTACTCGTAATCTAAATGGTTTTGACATATTAAAGAGCTCCTTTCTTTGTAAGTTCACATTGCAAACGATATCCTTCCAATTCCCAAACCTTATTTACAATGCGCTCTTTACAGCATTCAATACCGATTTTCACATCATAATTAGCAGGATCTACACATGCACTCGATTCAGTTAGAATAAATCCGTTTGGTAATTTAGCAACTACTACTGTGCATTTACCGTGAAACTCCTCTACTGTCCAATGCGTTCTTTCTAAAATGCTATTAATATCTTCCTGAGTAATTTTGTTTTTCATTATTCAACAACCCCCCAATCTTCTGCTAATGCATCTGAAGTACTAGGTGACCACATTGCATGAGTACCATCTGCACAACGTAACTGTAGGTAAGGGCGTACTTTGAATAAATCGCCTTCATTTAATCCCCATGCTTCAGCAGTTTGTTTATTACATGGAATCCCATTCGGATATCCTTTTTGATAAACAACAAACATATTTTTACCATTCCAACCATTACGAGAAATCTTTTCTCCTGCCTTAACTGCTTCAATTGCTTGTCCAAAGTTCATTCATTATTCCTCCTATACAATGTTTTCTCGGTTATATTGGCGCTTACGCTTCGTCTGATTAATGAACTCCCTCATATTAGCTTGACGTTGCGAAACCTTATTCTTCGCTTCTTTCACGCCTTCTGCATCGCCTAACGCTTCCATAACCTTGACTTCTTTCTTCGCTTTTCTTATCTGCCGTTCCAGGTGTCTTTGCTGTTGGCTTTCCTTATATACTCTAGAATTCTCTGCTGCGTCATACGGTTCATAACGCTTCGTTGATAACCCTTCTATGAAAGGATAGGTAAGGTGCCGACAATTGATCCCTAGGATTCCGCTTGGTTCCCCATACGATGTGCTTGAGAATGGTGGATATTTAGTGCTTTTTCCACTCCTGGAGTAAATACGCCCCTGATAAGGGCTGCAACCAGGACGCGCGCCATTATGCGAACTAGTTTCAATCAAATCGACATTGTATTCTTCAGCTCGTTCCATCTGCATTTCATTCGCTACATTATTACTTGTAGACCTAGCGACCATGTTTACATAAGCCTCTGTCGACCAACGTTTTCCAGCCTTATCAATAAGAGCAGGGATTCCACGTTGCGCCCATTCAGAAACAGTCTGCCTTAATGCTTGTTGCGCCGTTATGACACCACCAAGAACTTTACCTACTGTTTTATTTAAGATGTCTAGATAAACCTGTTGAGACTGTTTGAGCATGGTAGTATTTACAAGATTAAATATTTCTAATGCCTGTTTTTCATAAGTATTAAGGATGCCTATTAGCGCGGCACTCGTATACATTGTTGGCGCAGCAGCTATGATTCCTGCTTGTACCGCTTTCTGATATAACGATTCATGTTGTTCCACTGCTGTAAATCCAGCAGATTCTAGCATCTTTCGTACTTCCTCTGCCGTTTTGCCGCTATAACGTGCAATTGTATTCATCTGCTGCTGATTTAACTTACCAAGCTTATTCAACTGAACTATCCGCCAATGCTGATACTCTGTGAAATCCTCAGCAGTTAATAGCAGTTCCATGTCATATTTGAGCAATCTGGCCATATTTAAAAGCAACTCTTCTTCAATTGCAATGTAGATATCTACTATAAACATAGAGAGTTGCTGTAACTTATCCGGAGGAAGAGCCATTACCCTTCATCTCCTGGACTATTATTCTGTTGTTTATTGTTCATGCCGAAGAAGTCGATATTTTCCGGAAGCACTGTTTTGTTTTCCTCTAAGATTTCTTTCAGCATCTGTACTGCTTCCCCTTCAGAAACACCATGTATCTTCATGATAGCTAGTTTCTTAGTCGTTAAACCATTCATAACAAGCGTTACCTGCTTATTGATTTCTGCCGTTTGGTCCTCTGCAATAGAATCATCAAATGTAACAGTAACTTCATAGTCGTCTGTACTCTCAAATTCATCATATAAAGCAGCGGTTTCGATAATAATATCAACCAAATCACGAATACCATCTTCAATAATCGTTTCATGAGACTGCTTCGTTCTGAATGTCTTGGAATTTTCGCTAACAACTTCTGTTGCTGTCTTAACGCCTTG